ATTTTGTAAAACATGTTTGGCCTGATTTTATTGAAGGTAAACATCATAAACAAATTGCAGATAAGTTTGATAGACTTGCTAAAGGTGAAATTAAAAGACTAATAATTAATATGCCACCTAGACATACTAAGTCTGAATTTGGTTCTTATCTTTTGCCTGCATGGATGGTGGGTCGTAATCCTAAATTAAAAATTATTCAATCAACTAACACAACTGAATTATCTGTAAGGTTTGGTCGTAAAGCAAAAGCTTTGATGGACTCACCAGAATACAAACAAGTTTTTAAAACTAGACTTAACCCTGACTCGCAAGCTGCTGGTAAATGGGAAACCGAACAAGGTGGTGAATATTACGCTGCTGGTGTTGGCTCTGCAATTACAGGACGGGGAGCTGATCTACTAATTATTGATGACCCACATACTGAACAAGATGCAATGAACAATCAAGCTCTTGAGAGAACTTATGAGTGGTACACATCAGGACCTAGACAACGTCTTCAACCTGGCGGATCGATTGTTGTGATCATGACAAGATGGAATGAAAAAGATTTAACAGGTAGATTATTAAATGCTCAAAAAGGAGTTAAAGCTGATCAGTGGGAAGTTGTAGAATTTCCTGCAATACTTCCATCAGGTAAACCTGTTTGGCCAGAATATTGGAAGTTAGATGATTTAGAATCTGTCAAAGCTAGTATTCCCTTAACTAAATGGAATGCACAGTATATGCAGAATCCTACTTCAGAAGAAGGTGCATTAATAAAACGTGAGTGGTGGAAAGATTGGGAACATGATGACATGCCACCATTACAACACATCATACAGTCTTATGATACAGCTTTTATGAAAAAAGAAACTGCCGACTATTCTGCTATAACCACCTGGGGCGTGTTTCAAGAAAATGAAGACTCACCACCAAGTTTAATTTTAGTTGATGCATTAAAAGGCAGGTATGAATTTCCTGAGCTTCGTAGAATAGCGATGGAACAATACGGCTACTGGAATCCGGAAACAGTTATAATCGAGAGTAAGGCATCAGGACTTCCTTTAACTTATGAGTTGCGTAAGATGGGTATTCCTGTTATAAATTTCTCACCATCGCGTGGTAATGATAAACACACGAGGGTAAACGCAGTATCTCCGCTCTTTGAGTCGGGACTGATATGGGCGCCCAAAGAAATGGACTTCGCTCAAGAAGTCATTGAGGAATGTGCAGCTTTTCCTTATGGAGACCATGATGATCTAGTGGACTCAATGACCCAAGCTGTTATGAGATTTAGACAGGGAGGTTTAATTAATCACCCTGAAGATTACGAGGAGGATAAGATGCCTCCACAACAGAGGACATATTATTAATGGATGAAGAATTTGAAACCTACGAAAGTGTAATTGATGCTTACAACTCTGGTGTAGGAGTTGAGCCAGGAGATTCCTTGACTGATTACATAAAAAAGAATAATATAAAAATTAAGGAGATTGAAATGTCTCCTTTAGGCGATTTAAAAAAAGTAGCTAAAAAGGCTAACGGAGGAATCATGAGAAATTTTTATGCACAAGGCGATGAAGTTGAAGAGTTCCAAGAAGAGGACTTAGATACAATTGAATTAATGAAAGACCAAGGCGTGCCTATGGGTGAACAAGTCAGGGCTCAGGATACAGGCATCATGCAAATGGCAGACGCAGAATTAGATCCTCTAGAAGACGAATATCAAAAATACAGATTCGATATGTTAGAACAAGGTTTAGAGCCTATGGATTTTAATAGTTTCAGAAGAGAAGCTATGAGTGACATGGCTGCTATAAGACCTGAAGTTAGAATTGAAGAAGTTGTAAAAGAATTTATTAGAGAAAAAGGACGTAAGCCAGATTCATTAGATGAACTAAAAGAATTTTATGAAATGAGAATGGGTACAGCTAAAGATCCTGGAATGGAAGTTGTTAAAGAATTAGTTGAAGATGATAAAACTAGAATTACTTTAGCTGGTGGAAATTTAGTTGGAGATCAAGTTAAATTAGATGTAGACGGAGACGGAAGCATCGGAGCTGATGATCTTAAAGCTCTAAGAGATAATAAACAATCAGGCGGTCTAGCAGCAATACTAGGAGTTTAAATTGAAACTCCACGAGTACAACGAGATGATGGCGTATCTTACGCGTCGAGAAAAATTTGCTGACGGCTCACCTCCACCAAAAAAACCTTACAACGCACTTCAGTTTAAAAAAAGTACAGACACCCTTTTACAAGGTGTATATGGAACAGGAAAATCTTCTAATGCTTTTCTTGTAGACTTGATGCAAAAAGAATTAAACAAGGCTGTTGAAGAAGGTGTTGTTACAATGCAAGAAGGTCTTGAGTTTATTAAAAGCAGAAAAAAATATTACGACGATTATTTAAAAGAAAAAAGTAAAACCACTGATGGTCCTATCGGCTTACCACAAATAGAAGAGAGAACTGAACTTGTTGAAGGAGGATTACTTAAAACAGGACCTAATACAGGTAAATATGTTTTAAGAAGTATAATAGATGGAGAAAGAGCTAGAAGATTTTTTGATACTAAAAAAGAATTTGATGAAGCTGTAAAAATATCTAAAGCAAACACAGGTGGTGGTGCAAGAGATCAAAGCAAAAGAATAAGTAAACCAACTACTACTGAAATAGAAATTTCTGAAAAAGTATATGGAGATAAATATAATAAAAAAGGTGAAGAACTTTGGAAATCTTTAACAGGAAGAGAACGAGGAGGTATCCGACAAGGGACAACCACTGGCGGAAAAAAAGGTCCAGAAGGTCTTGGTGTTACTGAAGAAGGTAAACCAGTTTATCAAGTTAAAAGAGAAAAAGCTTTAAAAAGAAACGCTCCGTTTTTTCAAAAAGGAACTAAAGATTTTCAGTTTCATCACATCATGAATATTGGTGGAGAAATACCTTTAGACACAAATGATATTGCAGTCATTTCTAAAGAGATGAATATAAAACTTGCACCTTATAATAGAAAATTAAATAACATAGCAGATAATATTTCTGATTTAATTGCTGATCAACCCGAAGGTTACTTAAAAAAAATAGAAACTTTAAATACTCAAGCAGAGGGAATTGTTAAAAATGCAACCAAACAATTACCTAAAGAATATAAAAATTTAATTGGATTTAATAAAGTAGTTCCAATATTTGATGAGAATGCAACAGTCATGCGTTTTGTTGGTGAAAAAGTTGGAGGAAGTAATCAAAAGAAACCTGGAATAAAATTAGAAAATTTAACAAATAAACAAGCAAGTGCATTAAGAAAACAAATTAGATCAGATGCACTGAAGTTTTCACAAGCTGGTGTAAAAGATAGAATACTTTCAGGAGCAGGTAAAGTTTTAAAAGGAGTTGGTAAAGTTATAAAACCAGTTGGATATATGATGGGAACTAAAGCTTTGTTTGATGCTCAAGCTTTAGCAAAAGAACAAGGTGTAGAATTATCCCTTGCTGATAAAGCAATGGCTGTTGATTCTGGAGATCCTTACGTAGCTTTAGATAATTATAAAAGAAGAAATATACCTGGATATTCTGAAGAACAAGCAGGTATAACTTTAGGCAAGTTTCAAGACGATTTTACAGAAGTAGGAAAAGATTCAACATTCGGGAAATACAATGACCAAATCAAAAACATCAAGCTACCCTAAAACCTGGCTCCTGCCGCCTGAATCAGGACCCACGCCTCAAGGGTTGAATATTAACTATAATACTGTTAAGACAGTGAAACTGGAGAAAATAAAAAATGGCAGACAAAATAGACAAGTCCCTGACGCAAGGTCCAAGAGGCTCGGCGGTTATACCGGGTGAAGAACAAATCACTGAAGCGATTGAACAAGAAATAGTAGAAGAGCAACAGGCACCAGGGCCCATAGAACAAACTGAATTAGAAGATGGATCAGTACAAATAGATTTTGATCCAGCGGCAGCTCAACCAGAAGGTGGAGATGAGCACTACGCAAACTTAGCAGAGTTTTTACCAGAAGAAGTTTTACAAGAGATGGGTTCAGACCTTTCTCAAAAATATCAAGACTACCAAGCAGGTAGAAAAGAATGGGAAAAATCTTATACTCAAGGTTTAGATTTATTAGGTTTCAAATATGATATGAGAACAGAACCTTTTCAAGGAGCTAGTGGTGCAACTCACCCAGTTCTTGCAGAAGCTGTTACTCAGTTTCAAGCTTTAGCTTACAAAGAATTACTTCCAGCAGATGGTCCAGTTAGAACAGCTGTGATTGGTGCACCAAGTGAAGAAAAAGCTAAACAAGCACAACGTGTTAAAGATTTTATGAACTACGAGCTCATGGAAAAAATGAAAGACTATGAGCCCGACTTTGATCAACTGTTATTTTATTTACCGTTAGCAGGGTCAGCTTTTAAGAAAACTTATTATGATGAGTTATCTAAAAAAGCGACATCAAAGTTCGTACCGGCAGATGATTTGATTGTACCCTACACGGCTACCTCATTAGACGATGCAGAGGCAATCATCCATCGGGTAAAAATTTCTAAGAACGAATTAAGAAAACAACAAGTAGCCGGTTTCTATTTAGATATTGAATTAGGTACACCGGGACAAACAGAAGATGACGTTGAGAAAAAAGAAAGAGAACTCGAAGGTCAAAGAAAAACTCAAGACGATGATGTTTATACTATTTTAGAATGTCACGTTAATTTAGATATTGAAGGTTTTGAAGATGCAGATCCTCAAACTGGTGAAGCCTCAGGAATTAAGATTCCATACATAGTAACAATAGATGAAGCTACAAGAAGTGTTTTAGCTATTAGACGTAACTATGAAATTGGTGATCCAGATAAAAACAAAATACCATACTTTACTCATTTTAAGTTTCTTCCAGGACTAGGCTTTTATGGCTTTGGTTTAATCCATATGATTGGCGGATTGAGCAGAACTGCAACTGCAGCACTCCGTCAGTTATTGGATGCAGGAACTTTATCTAACTTACCAGCTGGATTTAAAATGCGTGGTATTAGAATTAGAGATGATGCACAATCAATTCAACCAGGTGAATTTAGAGATGTAGATGCACCAGGTGGAAATTTAAAAGATTCATTTATGATGTTACCATTCAAAGAGCCATCAGCTACATTATTAAACTTAATGGGTATTGTAGTTAATGCTGGTCAAAGATTTGCATCGATTGCTGATCTACAAGTTGGTGATGGCAATCAACAAGCTGCAGTTGGAACTACAGTAGCTCTTCTTGAGCGTGGTTCTAGAACTATGTCAGCTATTCACAAAAGAATTTACTCTTCGCTAAAACAAGAATTCAAATTATTAGCAAGAGTATTCAAGTTATATCTACCACCGGAATATCCGTACGACGTAGTTGGGGGTCAAAGGTTTGTTAAACAAACCGATTTTGATGATCGGGTAGATATTTTGCCAGTTGCTGATCCCAACATCTTTTCACAGACTCAGCGTATTTCCCTCGCACAAACAGAGTTGCAGCTGGCAACCTCTAATCCACAAATGCACAATATGTATGCAGCGTACAGAAATATGTATGAAGCTTTAGGTGTAAAAAATATTGATCAGGTTTTAGT